AAAACTCGAAGGGCGAATTCAAAATCGACGCACGGGTGCTCAAGCCGGAAGATGTCATGGTCTACACGGAGTTCAACCCGCGTTCGTTCGAAAAGTTCTGGCGAAAGTGGCAGCCTACGGGCAACCTCGTTTTTCGCGATCTTGCGCCCGACGTACAGGTCACTCTGTTGACTGCGGTGCTCAAGCAGGTCGGCTCGGAGCTGGGCTATCACTTCATCCAAGGTGTGTCGGGCGACGGCGAGGAGCAGTTCTTCAACGGCGTGCTCACGCGCATTACGACCGACCCCGATGTAGTGAAGGCCGCCTGTGCGAGCGAAAGCCAAATCGCCCGTCTGCGCGCCGTCTGGGAGAAGACCCACAGCAAGGTGCGCGACCATGCGAACTTCACCTTCCTGATGTCGTCGGCCGATTTCGACAAGTACGACAACGAACTCACCGACCTGCACCACAAGGGAGCCGACCCGACCACGACGAACATCGCCCGCTTCAAGGGCAAGCGCATCGCCGCGCTGAACGACTGGCCCGACGGCGTGATCGTCGGCACGATCTGTTCGCTCGACACGGACTCGAACCTCTACGCGGGCTGCAACCTCGCCGACGACTACGAGTGCCTGCAGGTCGACAAGGTGCAGGCCAGCGGCGAGTTGTACTTCATCAAGATGCTGATGAAGGCCGATACGCAGATCGCATGGGGCCAGCTGGTGACGCTGCTCGACACGCGCACCCCCGGCAGCGAAATAGGTTAAACCAAAACAACGTACAATCATGAAACTGAAACTTAAAGTGCTGCGTCCTTTCAAGGACAAAAACGATCTCAATGTTCGCTACGAGGCCGGCGACGAACTGGTTATGGAGGCGGACGCCGCAGAGCGTATCAACGATCTCGTGGCCCGCGGTCTGTGTGCCGTCTCTTTCGTAGAACCCGACCCGGCAGCTCCGGCTGCTGCTCCGACCGAAGACGAAGCCGAACAGGCTGCGCTGACGGTCGCGTTCGACGGGCAGGAACATTCCCTTGCTGCGATGAAGGTCGCGCTGGAGGCTATCGGTGCCCCTGCCGCGAAGAATGCCGGAGTTCCGGCCGTAACCAAGGCCGTCGAGGCATTGACCGAGGAGCAGAGAGCCGCCCTCGGAGAGGTGCTGGCAGCCAAGAACGAGTAACCGGACGCAGCGTATGACACCGCAGGAATTCAAACGCACCTACTATCCGGCCATCGAGCGCTCCTGTGCCGAAACGGGTCTGAACCCGCTCTTCGTAGCGGCGCAGGCCGCGCTCGAAACCGGCTGGGGGAAGAATGCTATCGGCAACAACCTCTTCGGTATCACGGCTGGCGACAAGTGGACGGGCAAACGGCAGATCGTGCGGACGACGGAGTACCTGAAGAACGACCGCCAAGGCGGCAATTTCGTCAAGGTGCATTCGATTACGCCGCTGGCCGACGGACGCTACCGATACGTCGTGGACAGGGCGTTCCGCGACTACGATTCGGTGGAGGAGTGTCTGCGCGACCACTTCAACGTACTGTCGATTAAACGCTACGCTGCGGCAATGCCATATCGCGGCGATGTACGGCGGTTCGCCTACGAGGTGGCACGGGCCGGATACTGCACGACCCATCCGGAAGTCTATGCCGACTCCATCGCGAAAATCGCTCGAATGATCGAGCAGGCTTAATTTCAACGAAAGCAGGGAAATGGACAATGTAACGATACAAATATTGATGTGGGCGTTGCCGGGCGGCTTTTTGTCGTCCGTCGTAACGTGGCTCGTCACCCGCCGCCAGCGGAACAACAGTTTTCTCGCGTCGCTGCAGGAGTCCATCGACCTGCTGACGGAGAAATACACCAAGACGCTCGACGAAAACGTGCGCCTGCAGGCGGATAACGCGCATCTTCTGGCCAATCAGAAGGTCATGGAGGAGAAGATCGACGCCCTGAACAAAAAGATCGATCAATTAACCAAACAACTCAAAAGTCAAAATGAAAAATCGAATCCGGGGAATTCCCCTCGTACTATCGCTCCTCGCTGTCCTGTTGATGGCGGCGTGCGGAGCAATAAAGAACACATCCAGCGAACAGGCGACCTCGATGCAGTCGACCACCCGGAACACGCAGCTCGAAGTGCAGGCCGCCGCCGCTCGCGATGTGCAGCATCATGCGCAGGAGCAGATGCAGGCGGAGCAGACGACGACCCGACAGGAGTATGCGGAGCCGGTGCCGGAGGAGTCGGCGACAGCGACGATTCCGACATCGAGCCTCCTTAATCTGCCCGACGGTGCGAAGTTCGGCGCACGGAACGGCCGCGCGAGCGTCGAGGCCGAACGGCAGGGCGACGAGATTATCGTCCGCGGAAAATGCGACAGCATCGCCCGCCGCTGCACCTATTTCGAGAATAGCGTATTCCGACAACGGATCCTTATAGATTCGCTTACGGCCCGGCTGGACGAAATGCAGGCTTACCGGGCGCGTGCCGACTCGCTGCTGGCAGCAGTGTCCGCGGCATACCACGCGGCCGAACATACCGAGAAACCGCCCTCCACGTGGTATTGGTGGCTTCTTACGGGCTTCCTTGCGGGAGGAGCCGCGTCGGCTTTGCTGACGAAAACAAACCCGCTGAAAACGATTGTATCACTCATTAAACGAATTGTATAATGGCAAAAAGCGTATTGGACGGAACCGACCTCATTTTGAGTGTCGGCGGCGCGGCCCTCGGATTCTCGACCGGTTGCAAAGTCTCGACCACTGCAGAGACCGGAGAGCGTGTCACAAAAGAGGCTTCATCCGGCAAATGGAAAGAGAAGTTCGTGAAAAGTTTCAGCGAGAGTATTTCGGCAGACGGATGTATTCTTACCGATGGCGATACGGACACTCCGACCTACGATCAGCTCAAGGATCTTATGATGGCCGGACAGCCTATCGAGGCGGCATATAGCCTGCGAGACGGCGACAAACGTACGGGGAAGACGGCCGGAGGCTACAAAGGGTTATATATCATCACGTCGTTGGACGGAGACGCACAAGCCGGCGACGACGGTAAGTACAGCGTAACATTGGAGAATAGCGGTCCGGTTGAAAAAATCGGCAGCGGTCTCGGGGAACAGGCTGAAATAGGATAGCGTATGAAAATAATCAGAATCAATGGTACGGAATATCCGTTCCGCACCACGATGGGAGCAATGCTTCGCTTTAAGCGTGAGCACGGGATCGATCTCGGTGAGTTGGATCAGACCGACGTCGAAGGACTGCTGAAATTCATGTGGTGCTGCGTCAAAAGCGCCAGTTCCGCCGACGGGGTTGAATTCAATCTTTCGTTCGAGGAGTTCGCAGACCGCGTCACGCCGGAAATATTCGGAGAACTCTGCACCGAGTTGAATGGCGACACTCAAAAAAAAATACCGACGACACCGGTAGAGTAAAGCCCGACATCGAGCAGCTCATGGGTATTGCGACGGGGTGTATCGGAATGAGTCTTCAGGATTTCGAACGATGCACCCCGTCCGAGTTCAGAGCGATATTCGATGCATGGCACGAACGCGCCCAGTCGCTTGAACGCAGCGAGTGGGAGCAAACTCGTCTCCTGTGCGCTTGCGTGCTGCAATATGGAGCTAAAAGGACGCTCGATGTTCGTGATGTACTACCCCTTCCGTGGGATAAAACGGAAAACCGATCGCCGACACGGGGCTTGTCGAATACAGAGCTGAAAGCACGTTACGAATCGGCGAAAAAACGATATGGATTTAAGAAATAAGACATGGCGAAGACGGTCGAATTACTCATCAAAATCAACGACGGCGGCGGTTTGAAAAAAATCGAGGTCGACGGCGAGGCTGTGCGTCGTGTCGTGCAGGGGATCAAGGCCGATACGGATCGGCTTAACGGCGATTCCACATGGGCGCAGACATCCCAAGCTGTCGCATCGTTAACGCAGTGTGTCGAAGGATTGCGTACAACGTCTGCACAGAGTAGCGCCGCATTCAAATCTGCAAAGCGCGATGCACAAACCTCTGCATCCGGTATGTCGGAGGCCTATTCGCTGGCCTGTGAAAATATCCGTGCCGATATGGAGGCCGGAACCATCGATATAAAGCAGGCAGTTGCAAAACAGCGGAAAATCGTCGCAGACTTGCAAAATCAATTATCCGCTGCGATAGCAAAGCAGAATAATGCCGTAACTACGCACGAGAAAGGAATCCTTGCATCGAAGGTCGATTCAATCCGTGAAGAGCTAAAAGGTGAACGGCAGGCTCTTGCAGCATTGGAGCAGGCTCAGACCCAATATAAGCAGAGCATCATTTCGGTACGCCAGCAATTGACACTCCTGCGTAATGATATGGCCCGACTGCGTATGGAAGGCAAACAGCAGACTCCCGAGTATGAAGCTATGCGGGTCAAGATGGAGCAGCTCGGTACCACCTATCGGGAACTCCAAACGGAGCAGCTTGCTCTTTCGACCGGTGCGACACAATGGGGCGGAGCCATTTCGGGCTTGCAGGGGCTTATAGGCATCTATTCCGCAGGGTCGGGTGTCGTATCGCTCTTTACGAAAGACAACGAAAAACTTATGGCCGTGCAGACGAAAATGCAGTCGGTCATGGCTATTATGATAGGTATGCAGTCCGCAGCAAATACTCTTCACGCGACCAGTGCATTCCGCATCGTTACGGTGCGCAAGGCAACTGAATTATGGCGTGCTGCTCAAAACAAACTTACCGTTTCGCTCGGGCTGTCTGCCGTTGCGGCCAAGGCGTTTATGGCAGCAGCTACACTCGGACTGTCCGTGGCTATCGGTTTGGCTGTATCTGCCGTCGACGAACTGGTGTCGAAACATCAGGAACAGGCCACGGCACAGGCCGAGGCAGCGCAGGCTGAAGAAGAAGCGCAAAAAGCTATACGCTCGACTGTTGCAAACAGCGTCTCGTCGCAGTTGATCGAATACCGTAAGTTACAAACGGCGTGGGCTGCATTGGGAGGGAATGCCCGCCGGCAGGCGAAGTTCGTCGAAGAC